GCCCATAGTTCGTCTAGCGTTGCCGTCACAATACGGCCATTCTGCCCCATAGCAGGATAACGCGCAGGCTCTACCGGATCGGGAGCCTTATGCTCTGCCATTACCTGAGCACCGTATGAAAACGCATCTGCCGGATGAGACGCCCAATTATGCAACGGCTCGCGTGAGAATACTCCGGTGTCCTGATTATATTCAAATTCCCACGCACGTAACCCATCCACACCAGATTCCGTCAAATCCCGGTTAAATGCGCATCTAGGGATAATCGCCCTGGCCGCGCTGATCTGGTCCAGCTTGCGAGTCTGCGGCACAACCGCCACTCGCCCAGCGCCAAACGCAGATAGAAACTTCTCCATCGACGTGTGCTTACTTTGGAATGTCTTAGCCCGTGCGTCATGCGGCAACCAGATACGGCCTACACCCCTTCCTCCTAGCTCCAGAATGTTCTCCTGGATCTTTGGTATCCAATCATCCGCATCTAGCCCTGACTCGCCCTCGTACTTCAGCACATTGAAGCCACCAGGCACACGCTGCCAGTACCACCACGCAGCAGTATCCCGAAAGCCTAGATCGCTAGACACCTCGATAGGCGATCCATTCGGGTCGAACACCACTTCGTCATTGATTCTGCCTTCCCTCTCCGCCTGGTTGACCCAGCGGCCCAGGATAGAGCCTGTGATATTGCCGTATGCGCCTTCCCAGATATGATCGTATTCATCCGGCCGCTCAGCTAAATCACGCTGGCGAGCACGTTCAAGCATCTTGGGGAATTTGGGATTGTCGCGCCAGTTAAGCTGCACGACCTTGATACGAGCATCCTTGGATTGGCGGAACCGCTTATCCGTCGGGCTACCCTTGCGCCTAGGGTTCCACGTCACCCAAAGCTCAGCGTTCCAGCCGTCACCCTCTTCCCGCAGCGTAGGGATCAGCACCTGCCAGGAGTAGTCAACCACATCTTCAGCTTCGTCCACCCACGTCAGCAACAGGCGACCCTTGGACTTCACGCTGGCAATGTTGCGGTCCAGGCCTGCAAACGCAAAGCTGATGCGCCCATCCCTGGATTTGATGTACTTCTCGCCTATCTCGTAATAGGACGCCAGAAACGGCTCATCCTCGATAGCGCGCTTGCACTCTTCGAGGGACGAGTCTTCCAGGGAGTTCATGAACTGACGGGCGCACAGGAGAATGCCCTTGATACCCTGCATCCCGTACATATAGCCTCTGACGGCTACCATCTTGGCAAAGCTGCGCGTCTTGGCGCTTCCCCGGCCTCCCCATGCTCCCCGTACGTCAGCCTCACCTGTGAAGACAGGGATCAGCCTCTTGGGGATCTCAATCGTTACTGCCGTCATCGCTCATGGGCTTTAGCAGAATCTGCGTCACGGTCTGAATCGGACCCCCACCCTCTCCGCTCACCTGTAGCGGTAGCAGCTTCGGGTAGATAGTCCCCCAGAACACTTTCTCGTTCAGAGGATCTTCCTTCGCCCACTCCACTAGGCGTTCCGTTCCCCCAAGTGCTTCAGCCGCCTGGGCAATTGCGTCCTTGGCGGCTGTCGTTACCTTGTTCGGTGTTCCCTTGACTCGGCCACCGGTCTTTACACCCTTAGCCATCTCTACCTCAATCTACTTTACATAATGTTGGTACATTATTCCACAGACCAATCTCCGTCCGATCCAGGAATACCGCTTTGATAGACTGAGCGTGGCTCAGCTTTTGATAGGGCGTTAGCCACCTGCTCTGCTTGCGTCTGGTTATCGAACGAACCGATGGTTTCGCACCCGGCGTGGTAAAGACCGTTCGGCATTTGTTCGCTGTGATAGCGAGTGATGATGTAGCGAGTCACCGGGCGCACCCGATACTCCACTTCTTTGTTCATGTCTATATCCTCAGATATATGATTTGTCTTAGTGCTGGTCAGTACCACGCCACTTATGGCCCTTCTGCAGCGGAGCAGGCACCGAGCCCGTACCCTCTACTTCCAGTACCCATAAGCCACCGTCCCAGTATAGCGACTTTCGGCCTTCACGGTCGTTAGTCTCGGGCGGACCTTCCACTTCGTACCAGCCTTCGTACACAGGGTGAATGTCAAAGCCCAGCCAGTTACCGGAGTCTTGCTGCTTCTCCGTGGCCTTCTTCTGCTTGGTGTCGTCTTGCTTTTTCATGCTCTGCTCCTGAGTTATGCCTAGGGATAGGCGGTTTTCAGTATCAGCAAATCTTGTTCCTAGATCAGCGCAATAACTCCAGCCACCATGATTAGGAGCCCAATTAGGAAAATCTGGACTCCCCTACGTTTTTTGGGGATCAGCGGCTTAGGCTCTTCCTGCGTAGGCTTGATCTCAGCTTTTATCCAATACACTCCGCGTGGTCCGCAAAACCCCGTCGTCCTACGAGCGTCAATCGGGTTCCATACACTGAGCGTCCCATCTACTGCGTAACGTTCGCCTTTAGGCCTATCAGGCGAAAAACAAAATTCTCTCTGTGCTGAAGGCGGGGCCAGTGGACCCAAATTAAGTTTCCTGTAGTGGCCGCAGTCCCTGCAAAACTTATCCTCTTCCAATCCCTGTCTCCCAATAGATTCCCTACTATCGCTGTACGCGTCAAACACATATTGAAAGGGAGCCTACGAAGGGCGAAGTGCCGCAGGGAGAAGCGCCGGAGGGAGGGCCGGTTTCCGCCCCGAGGCTCCCTATCAATGTATGCTTGAAAAGATCCCCCGGCGTCTGTCACCACCGGGGGGGTAAAGCTCTGGAATTGAACCCGTCAGGTCCAGTCTTCAGTATGCCTATTTAATGTGGGATTAGCAAGTAAGTGCATGATTCTTATTGCTATATTTCCATCCTTAGTCCCGGTAGAAAATCTGGAAGTCGGTAATCTGCCCTCCCATCGACAACAGCTTAGGCTGATACTTCGCCCTCTCTGCTGCTTGCCGCATGCTGGAGTCCAAGACGTACGGCCTTCCCTTCTCTGCCAGCAACTTGCCGGGGGTAACCTTGCGGTCAATCAGTGTCTTTTTGCTCATTTCATTTCTCCCTTAATACTTTTGCCAGTGATTTCCCAAGGTATACCGTGACGAATATGCCAGCCAACGCAGCCACACCAAGCCAAATTCCTGCCACAAAATAGACAATCACCGCTAAAACGGTAGACATAAGAATCCTCCCTAATCTTTGTCCATCAATATTCTGACCATTGCAACTAACACACCGATACTTATAACTGCCACCGCTATGGCTATGCTGATTATCATCGCTGATAGCGCAATGTCAACAATTCCCGAACACATCAGAATTCCTCCACTTCCCAGCCGCCTCCATGCTTCTTTGCTCGTGGCTTCAAGGCCACGAACTTGAACGGGTACATGTCAGCAGCCACCTTGATCTTTACCCTGGCGTCGTCTTGCCAGAATCCCTTTACTTCGTGCATCTCAAGCTGGCCGTCTGCCTGCATGACGGCGAAATCCGGGCTGTAGAACGTGTTGTCAGCCAGCCTCAGCTTCACCCCCTCAAACTTGTGCCAGAGGATCCCCCCTACCGCCTGAAGCTGTTTCAGGTACTCAGCATAGGCAGCCTCCGTTTTGTTCATCTGGCCAGTTTTTAAGCGGCCTGCGGCGAATGACCTATTCATCCTTCCCCCTTCATCTCTACCTGCGTGATCATTACGGTTATCTCTTTTCCGCTGACAACTGGTTCGATTTGCACAGTGCAAGGGGCCTTGAATAGCGACCTTTTCTCAACATATTCATGGATAGCATCCAGCACTTCGTCATGGGAAAGGATTACCTGCATTTCATTTTTCCTTAGGTACATAGGTAACCTTGCGCTCAAGCCCCATGTCTTCAAGAATCCATGCAGGCGGCTGGACTACCCCATGCACAACCTGCGACACCATTGACGTAGATACCCCCCATGCCTTGGCTGCCGCCTGCTGCGTCCCGTACTTCTGGATGATGTGGGCGCGAACTTTATCGCCGATATTCATTACTCTTCCTAAAGATTTGGATAGAAAAACGATGCCAACAGGAATATTGGAGACACGATCCCACTCGAAAACAGCATGCAAACAATTGCACTGTTATCCGTCGTCTCGTTTCTGGACTCGATGAAATTTAGCAATACAGCAGCAGCCAAAAACAAAGCCACGAGCCAGCAAAGTATGAGTGTCATGATTACCCTCCCAGGTGCATTCTCAAAAGCGTAAATGGGTCTATCGGCTGAGCACGGAGCTTGGAAATGAACGCATCCGATTCCGCTACCAGCTGCGCCTTTTGGTATGGCAGAAGCTCCCACACGCAGCACTTTTGATCCAACTTCTTTTCGGCCAATCGGACAATGCGCAAACCTCTGCACGTCCATTTCGCTGGAACACGATCCAGCATTTGCTCGGCGGCGCCGCTCTTGATGAGCGATCTGAACGCCATGTCCACGTTCTGAACCGTCAGTCCGGTGCTCCGAGCAACATCCCGGCTTGTAGAGGGTCCATGCTCAGCCAGATAGACCCTGACTATCTGTGTGTTCGTTCCCATTTTGCTCTCCCTGTTAACTTCACAACTTAACTATACTCTTCCTATTGGTTGAGTAAAGCCCTTTATTCTAAGTACTTACCCCTATGGCACAAGTTGACAACGAAGCGAGAAGAATGGATCGAACCGACCAGGCACGAAAGCAGCCTTCATTGCCTTTACCGTCTTGTCGGCCAGCGTTACGCGCCCTATCCTCTCACGCACCGTCAGCATCTTTTGATGCTCTACTGGCATTACCTCAACAGAGATCACCACAGAGCCCCGGAGGCCTCCTGGGCATGCTTCGTACTGGTAGGATGCCAGCCCACCAGCCGTTCTCCCTTGGCCGACACGTCTGATTTCGCCGTTCTTTAGCATGCGGTTGATCATCTTGCGCACGCTCTCCTGGTTCTGGCGCAAGTCGTTGACGATTTCAAACACCATCTTCGGTCCGTTCTTGGCCAGATACCGGTATATTTCCTCCTTCATGCCTCCCTTTTTTGAGGGATAAGCCCTCTCCAGGCTACGGCGCACTTCCTCAATGCGCTCATTCGAGACTTGCTCCCCGACTTCGCACCAAATTGCCCGTGGTCCACGGATGCAGATGATCACTGCCTGGTAGATGAGTTCGTTCACCTTCAGCCCCCGAATCGCCGATTTGACTTCCTCTAGCGATATCCCAAGAGCGTCTGCGACCTGTTGAGACGTACTCGGCATGTCGCAAATGAATTCGTAGACGCGCCGGATGTTGGTTTTCCCCTGCATGATTTCTCCCTTAGACGTATTCCGGTTCACCGGAGTACTTCACGTATTGATAAGGCCTACGCTGCGGATTGGTCGTGAACTGCATAGCCGGTCGGTTGAAGAACAGGCAAAGTTTCTTGGCCTGAACATCCCCGTTGCGCTGCTTCAAAAGCTCCAGGATCGCATCAAAAGTATCCGGGCTTTCCCCTTCTTCTTTCTTGGCGGACCAGACCGAAAACACGTTGTCCGCCGCGTCTGTCACTTTCGAGCTGCCAGCAACGTCCAACTTCCCCGGGCTTTTCTTCTCGTTCTCGCCCTTTCTAGGGTGCGCCACAAGATGAATATGTACACCCAATTCCCGGCAGAACCCCGCCAGCTTGCGCATCGCCTCCTTCTGAGCGGACATAGCTCCCGCGCCATCCTCAGGAACATCCGTCATCATCAGACTATCAATGACGAAATGGCGGATCCCATACCGCTTGAAGCCGTAGCGAAAAACTTCCAGTAGGCGGTCAATGGTGGCCGTGCCAGTCAGGTTAAACAACCACGACTTATCCTCGATCCACTCCCCGCAATGCTCGAAATACGCCTGTGTAGGCCGATCCTGTCCGGTTAGCTGCTTGACTAGGCGGCGTCCTTGGTTAACCGGCGTCATTTCGCCAGAGAACACGCAGACGCGTTCACCTTGGCATTGCAGCCCGATCAAAACCTGATTGAGCAGAAGTGATTTCCCGTGGCCGTTGTAGCCGGTCCACACCGTCAACTCACCATTGCGGAACTGAAACCACGGCTGGTCGATACCGTTGAACGTCAAACACGGGTCTACCAGCTTTTCCCCGTTTGGCCAGAATGAATGCTTGATCTGCCCCCAAAACTCAGAGACGGGGCGCAGTTCGTCCGGGTCAAACGTCCTGCCAGCACGCAAACAATGATCAAAGTCCACCCGCTCGGCGCCGGACAACAGGTATTCGTTAGCGTCCTTGCATTTGTCGAACACGACGACTTTGCACCGCTCCAGGCCCAGACGGTTAGCGACTTCGCGCGCCCCCTTCTGGCCGGCATCGTCATTGTCGTAGCACAGGTAGATTTCCGAGAACCTCTCCAGACGGTCCCAGTCACTGTCAATCCACTGGTGATTGCCAGCGCCAGCGTTGACCGACAGGGACGGGATCCCTACCTGATGCCCCGTCATGGCGTCTATCTCGCCTTCAAAGATAGCCACACTACGAGCTTTAGGGTCGATCAGGTCCCATCCAAACAAGCACGGTTCCGCGCCGCCTTCCTGCCGCATGTCCTTTTTGTCCGAAACGTTGCGGTACTTGGCGTTGACGAACTCGCCTTCACGCAAATACGGGAACACCGCATAAAACTTCCCGCTTCGCTCCTGCTCTGCGATCTTGAAGGCCTCTAGGGTTTCCTCCGTGATTCCCCGGGTAGCAAACCAGTCCTTCACGGGACTGCGAGGCTTGTAGGCGGTAGGCTTGGCCGGACGTTTGTAGGCCTGGCGCTCCTTCTTTGGCATGGAATCCCGGATTCCAAGAAAGGATTTGGCTTCCGCCATAGCTTGGCCGACAGACAGAATCCTGACCGCGCACCACAGGTCGATCAGGTCTCCAGCCTGACCAGTATTGAAGTCCTTCCATACGCCGCGTTTAGAGCCCGTAAGACGCACTGAAAGGGATGACCCTGGCTCACCCCCTACCCCACCTACTTTCCACTCTCCTGAGGCCTTCTTGCCAGCCGGAAGCAGGTATTCAGCGATTCGGGCTGCGTCTTCCGCCATTTTCTGGCTAAGTTCTGCTGCGTTCAATTGTTCTCTCCCTTCTTACCGTTGCGCCACAGGTACGCCGTCTTTTCCGTACACCCTGTGTTGATCGCTTCGTACTCGTGCTCAAACCCTGCCTTCACCCACCATGAGCCCGTCGTATCAAGTGCGCCAGCATATTGAGCAAACTTGCGGGCACCGAACAAAGTCTCCGGCCTGAGGTATTGGGCCATCTTCTCGTCATCGCCCCATTGCCCAACCTTCGCGTCAATCACAGCCTTGATTTCGTCAGCCGTGAATCCTTCCTTCAACCTTGCCTTCACCAGATTCAGGTTAGTCTCGACCGGCTTGAAATTGCTCCCGGTTTTTTGGTTCAGGTAGTCCAGGATTTCCTTAGGTTCCTTTCCTGGTTCAAAACTTCCTGGTTCTGTAGGCGTTTGGCGACCCACCCCGGGGTCACCTC